TAGATTTTCCTAGTAGTTCTGCATCATCTGCAATCTCTTTTTTAATCTTAGGAGCTAGTTTGTTGCCTAGAGAAACCAATTGGTCTTCATTAGGATATCTAGCTGGCCATATCCTTACACTATAACCACGATCAGGTAGTTTGTTATATAAGCTTTCTTGGTTCTGTGGTGTACCAAGATATATGATGCGTCCGTTAGGTTTTAAGATAGCGTCAAATTCTTTCACAGCTTCAGAGAGTTTATCTCTCATGCCCTGTGTGGCTGAGTTGTTAGGTACTTCGATATCATCTGCAATCAATACGTCTGCGCGTGACCCTGCAAGCTGTCCTGTAACACCTACAGATTTTACTGATGGTGCGTGTGAAGCCGCCGCTAGGCCAACATCGAAGCTAATCTTAGACTGTCTTTGATCTGTCCTTGGTATAAGATGCTGTAATATTGGCATCTCGTTTATTAATCTAAGAGTAAATGTTGTGAAATCATCAGCACGGTTTTTAGATGCTGATACAACTAAGATATTAAGTTGAGGGTTCATATACAACAACCACACAACGTAGGCTGAAGTAATCCATGATTTCCCTACGCCCCTAAAGGCTTCTACAATGATACGTTTATCACCATGTTGTATGTGTTTAGCTATATCATATTGAACTGGGGTAGGGTCGGGAAGGTTGAGGTGTTGCCAACAAACAAACAAGAATTTCCTAAAGTCACTTAAAGGGTCTTGTTTTACAGGAACACCCAACGAGGTTGTGGATGTAAACATATATTAATTAGGTCGCATTTCTGATAAATCTGCATCTTCATCGTTAAAGTCTGGTAGTGTCTTAACTAGGTCTGCTAGTGGGCTACCGTCCGCTGGAAGTGCATCTATGTGGTTATCTTTTAGAAACTGACGGGCAACGTTAAGGTCTGCTGATTTTGCATCAGGGTCTTGTATACGTGCTAGTAAGTTCTCTGCTAAAGTTTTGTGTAGTAGTTCTAAGAGTTGTTTCTCAGTCACTTGGACACTCCTTTATATTTTTCAAAGCTTCTCATGCCACCAAGTCCTAGTAAGGCCATGACAAGGCTCATAAGTTGTTCGCTTTGTAGATGTGGTAGTTCTGCAGGTAATTCTGCATATGCGTTTATTAGGCTTGCGAATGGCAAGATTAAAAATTCATAAGCTAGGCCACACGCCGCTATCCAACCGATAGCAGGTCGCCAACCAGCGACAAACACTGAACGATGTTTTGCACCCTCAATATTTGCCGCCGCTTGGAGAATGTGAGGCTGTTGCATCAAAGTCATTAACTTTAACTTAGCGGCCTCACGCTCTTCATCACTTGTAAATAATTCATCTAAACCAGAAGCAAGACCTTCGACGATACCGCCGAGAGGGTCTAGTTTCATTTGGTTATTCCTTAGTCTTGTGCCATTTTTGCAATGGCATCCTTGATAAATTGAATGTTAGAATTGATTACAGCCATATCAACGGCTTGTGTTTGTACGTTGTTTTCTACATCACCTATACGCATCATAGAGTTAGATAAGTCCATTCTATTACGTTGTATGTCGGATGCATTACGTTCTATATCTCCATTCATGGTCGATACCGTCCAAACGATTGCCGCACCTTGAGTTACCAAACCAAATAATAATGTAGCTGGTACACTCTTGGACAGATGCCAAGTCGAGTTCTGTTGGGTCATATGTACCTCTTACTTTTTAAAAATTGAAATTGAAACATAGGCTATTAGTCCAGCACCTATTCCTGTACATATGGCTTCTGACATCTCAGCCCCAAAGTGTGTGGGGTGTATGAGTAAATCAGCAAGCATTGTACAAGTGCTAATTAGCCATACTGCGGCTATTTTGCTTCCACTAAATTTAGTAGAATAACTTAATGCAACGTATGCTAACGCGGCAGTAAATCCCGTCTTACTTGCGGTGAATGCATGATTTAACGATATAACCGTCAGGTCTCCTTGAACCATGCATAGAAGGCAAGAAGTCCACGCTTCAGTGAACCTCTGCCAAAATAACTTGAGCTTTAACATTAGTCATTAACTAGGTTTTGTAGGCCAAGATATATTATCTGGATAGCCTTCTTGATCTGGTAAGTCTCTTAACGCTTGTCTGTAAGCAGTCATTTCATAACTCATTGTAACATCAGACAATGCGTAAAAGTCTGTCTCCTTCAATAAGTTATTTCTGTGTTTTCTGTACGGTGGGCTAAAATTCGTTCCATCATATTCCCAACCTACGGAAACACCTTCAGTACAAAGTACCCAAGATGTATCGAGTTGAGTATCAGAAACCATTACATTAGCCACAACGCCATCTGTTACTATAGCATAGTTAGCCATATTGTACTCCTATATAAGTATTTATTATTAATAGTGAATTCTAAGCGCACCATTACCACCTGCGCCGTAGTAACCACCACTACCTGCATTTCCTGAGTTGATAGTACCACCCCCTAAAGAGCCGCCACCTCTTACATCATCTACTGTAAGGATAGTTGCAGGGCTTGAGCCACCAGGCCACGCTAGAACACCATTGCCGTGACCACCGCTAGTAGTATAATAACTTGCTCCACCGCCTTGACCTGATGTAAAGGTTTTTCCAGAAATAGTTATTGTGCTTACTATCCCAACATTAGCGAAGCCGCCGTAACCGTTATAGCCACCACCAGCTCCAATAACATATGAAATTGATGAGGGTATATGAGCGCCTTTTATAGCTAAAACAAGTGCGCCACCTTTACCGCCAGAACCGTGTCCGCCAGCGTTTCCACTACCGCCGCCGCTAATTAGATGAAAGATAACCCAATCACCATCTGCTATACCTGAAGGTTTACTCCAAGAACCGCTTGATGTGTAAGTAGCATTAGGGTTTGTCCAAGTTGGAGCTGAAGGGAAAGGGTCAGGAGAGGATGGAGTTGCCCACACCGCTGTACCTGCAGATGAATATTGAAGCACTTGGCCTGATGAACCACCACTAGGAATATGTTTATAACCATTACCTGATGGGTGGCTAAATGTTGTTCCAGATAAATTCAATCCAGAACCAGCACTGTAAGTTGTGTTAGTGTCTGTATTTACGACTGTTTCTGTAGCTGTAGATAAACCAGTAACGTGTCCGTATCCATCAAGTATAACGTCTTGGATGTATGTTCTTCCTGAGTTATTTGATGAACCTTGAGATGATGTATCATCATGACTAATACTAATTGTAGCATTACCACTTTGGTTAGCTGTAAAAGTACCAGAACCACCTAAAGCACCAGTACCTTGTACTGTAAGTGTGCCATTACCAACTGAAACAGTTCCAGTGCCTACAGATGTAACGTGTCCATATGTGTCAAAGTTTATGTCTTGGATAAATGTATTACCACTATTATTAGCATTACCTACACTGCTTGTATCAGCATGGCTTAGTGTTACGTTACCAGTTCCACCACCTGATAATCCAGAACCAGCAGTAATTGTTTGGTCATTCTTAGCATTAGATTCAATACCATCTAACTTATTACCATCAGATGCTACGTCACGTCCGTCTACCGTGCCTGTTACAGCTACGTTTCCTGTTACTGAAATTCCGCTTGATGTTGTTTCAATTTTCTTTGAATTGTCGTAACGTAGATTTACAGCACCATCCTTAATAGCACCTATATAAACTTCACCTGATGAACTACCAATCTCAACATAACCATCATCTTGTAGATACATATTACCAGTAGTATTAGTAATAAATGTATGTGAACCATTGTGATATAGCTGTAAATCATCAGCATTACCAAATCTAGCTTTCTCATTATCACCAAAGCTAATTGAGTGACCATTAACATCTAACGCTCCACCAAGTTGTGGGCTTGTATCACTTATAATATCTGTGCTTAGATTATCGAAGTCTGTTTTAAGTTGTCCTACATCAACACCGTCAAATGTACTATTTGTTGTAATAGCACCTGTCATTGCTCCACCAGATTTAGGTAACGCATTGTCTGCCGTAGTACCTTGTGCCGCTGTAGCATATGCAGTCGCCGCTGTAGTTGCCGCTGTGCCTAACCCAAGGTTTGCTCTTGCATCAGTCGTATTTGTTAAGTCTGAAAGGTTATTAGATTGTAACACAGAACCACTTAATGAAGCGTAAGCGGCTACCCAAGAAGAACCTTCATACACTTTCATAGTGTCGTCAGTTGTATTAAAATATAAAGCACCAGCAATTAATGTGTTTCCGTCATTATCAGTTGATGGATTATTTGCTTTTTGTCCCAAATATCTGTCATCAAATGAATCTAGTGCCGCTAAAGCCGCATCCTTTGATGCCTGTGCTGAAGACGCTGAACTTGCCGCATTACTTGCTGAAGTAGATGCTTCACCAGCTTTTGTTGTCGCTATGCCAGCTTGAGTTGTAGCTGTAGCGGCTGATGCAGTCGCACTAGATTGACTAGCGGCGGCATTAATTTCTGATGTAGATGCTTCGCCAGCTTTAGTTGTCGATGTTGCGGCTGACGATGATGCACTCGACGCTGAACTAGATGCCGATGATGCACTTGAAGCCGCATTTGTTTCTGCAGTTTCCGCATTAGTTTCAGCGGTTTCTGCCGCTACTCTTGCAGTTTGTGCGTCATTTTTATCAGATAACGCTGAAGCCGCGCTTGCGGCACTTTCACTGGCTTTTGTTGTAGATATACCAGCTTGAGTTGTTGCAGTTGAGGCTGAACTTGATGCGTTCGCCTCGCTAGAAGCGGCATTAGTTTCTGAAGTCGAAGCTTCTGAAGCTTTTGTACTTGCCACAGCTTCGCTTGAAGCCGCATTAGTTTCACTTGTAGCCGCATTATTTTCTGAAGTTGCCGTATTGGTTTCTGAAGTTGCCGCCGCATTCTTTGAGCTTAACGCATTTGCTTCAGATGTTGCCGCCGCACTTTGAGATGCACTTGCTTCTGCGGCTTTTGTTGTCGCTGTAGTAGCTGAGTTTGCACTATTAGTTGCACTTACTGCGCTATTATTGGCTGATACAACAGCTTCAGCGGCTTTGGTTGTCGCTATAGTTTCACTAGCACTTGATTGTGCGGCACTAGATGCACTTGCGCTGGCACTATTAGATGATGCAGTTGCACTATTTGCACTTGCAGTTTCTGAAGCAGACGCATTGCTTTCTGAGACAGACGTGGCATTTTCAGATGCTAACGATGCCGCCGCACTTGCAGAACTCTCACCAGCTTTTGTAGTAGCTATTGTTGCTTGAGCTGATGCTGTTGATGCAGATGCTGATGCTTCATTAGCTTTAGTTGTAGCTGTAGCGGCGTTATCATCTGCAGTTAATACTTCAGCCATATTATTAGCTACTGAATTCACATTCGTAGTATTATTTGCGACTGTTGTAACGTTACTTGCAATACCTGCTACAGTATTAACATCATCAATATTTGCATTGATTGTAGCTATAGCACTATCAGCTCTATCTCTACTTTCTTCAGCTATTAGTCTGTTTTGTTGGTGGGCTAAATCTAAATCAGCCTCAAATAGTGTTGAGCCATCTGTAAAGTCTACTAGAGCATTTAATGGTGTAACACGTTTTATAATAACTTTAGCACCAGATGTAGGTGTTGCGGCTATATTAATTGTTGTTGAGTTTAAAAATGTAAAAGTTGGAGCTGTCCCATTTACGGTAACAACTACGTCTGCTTGATTTATGTATGTGAACGGTATTTGAAACTGGTTCGTCGCACCGTCAGCGACATAGTTTACAATGGATGCCATCCATATCTCCTATATTGTAATAAGACCTCGCCGAAGCGAGGCCGTTGTAGTTGTTAATCGAGTCTTAGATTATCCAGAATTGTCTCTGGTTTTACTGCAGGTTTATTACGCTGACTGTTTCTTAGGAACTTCCTGTAAGCCTTTGTTTGCTCACGTATAACTGGATATTCTTTCATTAACTGTCTTAACGCTTTA